AAAGCCCACGTCCGGGATAAAGAATTTAGCCATTATGTATATCTTTCAAAATATCGACAAGGATGGTGATCAAAGGTTCGTCATCGTCTTCGGGTAGGTATGGTTCAAGATATGCATCGAAAGCGATCATGTCCAAGGCAACATCGCGAACGGTGTAACCCTCGAACGAATAACCGTTTGCACTGGCGTTGTGATATGCTTCGATCACGTTTGCCTTGAACTCTTCAGGTCTTTCGATTTCCAATTTTTTAATCCATTAGGTACTTGAGATAAAGTTCTTCTTCCTTGCGGTATGCGGCGACTTCCCACGGCAAGGCATGGTATGAAACCACCTCTCGGTCGTAGTAGACGCCTTTCCACGTATCCCCGAAACGATCCTTGTGAACGTCTTGGCGGATGTGTTCCATCTCATGAAAGACGGTCTTGGCGACTTCGGACCAGTCGGTGATGCGAGGTGAGATGACAATATGGTATTCGTTATCGCCACAGTCTTCGGTATGGGTGAAGCCATAGAAATTTTCGATTTCTTCGATGTGTTCAAACTCAAAGAAGATCGACACCCGTTCCGGCAGCTTCAGTTCGGAGAAGGCGAAGTCCACAAGCGTCATAAATTCACGCTCGCTAATATTGAAGATCGTTTCGACCGATCCTAGTAGAAGTATTGCCATTCAGCCTACCTTCTTCATGCTGATCTTCACATCCTTCGTAAAGAACTCCGGAGTGAACCCCTGAAAGCCCGCCTGATTTTCATTCAGGCGACGAAGCGTTTCCTTGGCGCGCTTACCGCTGATATTTGAGGCAACCGTAAAACCGGTTTCGCGTTCTACGATCTTGTTGCCGCGCATGTCATACAATTGCATTTGTTCCGAATTCCTTGTGTGAGTGTGAAAAAGACAAAGGGACTCCGGTATGGTTGTTGCCAACCATTCGCGTTTGTTCATAATGTAGGAAACCGGAAGAGCTGTTGTTTGCCACGATTCGACGTGACAGGTCAAGCATTATTTAAAAAAAATCGCCACCCTCAATCAAGAGAGCGGCGTGTCAGGCACGTATAATTGATTTTACTTAGTGTCGTCGTAGCCGATCAGGGTGGCAACCTGCTTGAGGATGTCGATGTCGGTGATTCGCTCAAACTGTTGACGGACCTTGTATGCATGTTCGTCAGCCCACACGCTTCCTTCCTTTTCCTTTTGACCGGCGATGCGGTAGGCACCCGAGTAACCCCCGGTCGCACGCTGTGAGCCATCCTTGCGGTCGAATTTCGTACCGTAGTTGGCGATGAACGATGCCTTGTTTTCGTTGTCAATGGTCGTCAAAGTCCAGACGCCCCGCCCAAGGTATACCTTGTTTTCATCGAACTTGTTGCGGTTAACGTCGAACATCCACACGCGGTCGCCGATCTTGGCGTCCTTGAGATAGTCAACTGTTGCCTTTTCTTCTGTCATCCAGTCTTTCCTTTCAGTGTCGCCAACTCCGTTTCAAGATAGGCGATCCGTTCCTTTTCTTCTTGCTGCTTCTTTAATTCCGCCTTGCGACGTTCGTCAGTCACGTCGGCTGTCATCAGCCTGCGGCGCTTCTCGACATCCCGGGTGAAGTATGTCCGGGGTAGTTCATGGCTTCGGGAGTTGTGGCACTGCCGAGCCGAGATGTCCTGAACGACATGAACTGTTTTGCTGTCATACCAACCACCTTCATGGTACGACTCAACGCCATAGGCAAGGTGATAACCGAAGATGTCGCAGTAATCCGCAAAGACTTCAGCGACATGTTCTTCGGTCAGGAAGTCTTCCGGAACGCGACCACCACCGTCACAGTGCGGGCAAGGGATGTCATGTTCATGGTAGTGGATGAATTCATCGATCTTTTCGGCAAGCTCATACTCGAACGTGGATGCGTCCGGGTCGATGAGTGTCCGGATGTGGTTTAGGTCTTCATTGGTCAAATGCATGGTCAAGGCTCCTTAGATCAGGGCGTCCCGAGGGATTTCGAAGAATGGCGTAAACCCTTCCGTTTCGGTGCAGGCAATACCCTTATGGGATATACATCCGTAGGTATACCCATAGTAGATATACAATTGTTCGCCCGCTTTGAAGTCGCGCTCCAGCCAATGGCATTCGTCGCGGGTGACATCCCTGTCAAGGATGACAAGCTTTACCGGTCTGGTCATATGGTGAGGTTCCTCTTGGCTAGCCAGTCGTTCATGTCGGCGATGCCATTGGTTGCGGTCAAGACCGGGATGGTGAAGACGGCATCGAATATCTTGCGGTTCTCCGGGTCTGTGATTTCGTCGTATATCCGGTTGTACTCTTTAACCAGTCCGGACAACTGCTTGTGGATGTTTCGGATGGTTGTGGCATCCTCGAAATTATCAAGCGAGCCATAAGTGCTGTCAATCACAGCACGCCAGTTGAGATATGAATTCACGTTCATGTTCGATCCTCTTAGTAGCTCTGGACTTTGTCGAAGGCGGTGATGGCTTCTTCGTAGGTTTTGAAACCGCGACCATGGCGGCTGTTGCCATCTTCGAAGCGGACGGCGAAGAAACCGTTATCCCAACGGAGCATCGAACCGGCGATCTGCCAACCGGCAGAAACAGCTTCAAGGCGGTATTCGGTCTTGCCTCTGAAACCAGCAAGCTTGGTGGCGAGAACTTCGCTCTTGGCAAAGCGTTCGCCTTCAACGGTGCCGTATTCGGCGACCAGCACCTTACCGGCAGGAATTTCGCGGTCAAACTCATGAACGTTCGGGATCATTTGAAAAGCCTTTCTTGGCTTAAAGAGGACTGGATTACTTCTTGGTCAGTTCGGCGACTTTCATGTCGATCATCTCGTCTGCCCACAGGACGACGGACGATGCAGACTGGGCGGCTTTCAGCGCGTCGGCGAAAGACTTGATGGCGGAAGCGTCGGCGGTCATGGCGGCATGGTAGAACTTAGCCCATGCACTGGCGAGGTCGGCGGCGTTCTTCTTGTTCAGGCTCATGACAATCTCTCTTTCTTCGTTTCTCTCTATGATTAGAAATTAGAACGAATTCCGATTCCAGTCAAGAGGGAATTTCAAATTATTTCGAATTTTTTGGGAAGGCATCCTTCCGGGCAAGGCGATGAAAGGCGACGATCAGAACGTCCGAGTCGCCGGTCACATCACTGGCATAAACGCAATTGTGGATTTCGGGATTGTCGGAGACGCCGTAGTAGCCGACAGGAAACTCGCCGCCTTTGTAGTATATCGCCCCGTCACACATATCGACAGGACACATGAAACACTTGTTGATGTGGGGCAGCAACGCGTCAATTTCGTTGGGGCGGATCGGAGGAAGCTTGTAGTAGGTCATTTCAAATTCCTCTCTAGGGCGACGATCAGGGCATCCGAATCGCCAGTCACATCGCTAGCATAGATCATGTTGTAAAAGTCTGGAACCGTGGCGATGCCGTAGTGACCGACAGGGTAGGCGTTCTGTTTGCCCGGTTGCTTGTAGTAGATGAATCCGTTTTCTAAATCGACGGGACCACCGAAGCACTCCTTGATGAATGGGAGGATCAAAGCTTTTTCGTCGTTGGTGATCGGAGGAAGTGTCTTGGTCATCGGAGAGCCTTTCTCAGGGAATTTCAAATTATTACCAGTTGGGTTCACCGGCATCGTTGAGGCGAGGCAGCAATTCGCAACCGCGACTGTCATAACGGTCGTCTTCACTGATACCGTAGCGGCGGGAGATTGCTTCATCGCTATCGTCTTCGGCATCAGCCGCAAGGCTATCGCATTCGGAGATGTACAGTTCTTCGGCGATCTCAGCAGCGGTCTTGCCTTCGGCAGACATGTTGAGGATGGCTTCGATCATGGATGCGCTTGGGGTCGGCATTGGAGAACCTTTCTTAGAGGGAGCCGTTACGGAAGTCACGAGCGACATCAGCCGCCCACGAATAGAAGCTAAGGTCAGCAGTGCGACCGTCAGCATACTTGACTTCGCCGTCACTGGCGACATTCAGGACACGAGAGTGTCCCTTCATGACGATGTTACGAGTGCGAACGAAAACGTAGGTGGCGTACAGGACGCCGTCATGGAAGACTTGCTTCTTGTCGGTGAAACGGACTGGCTTGATCGTCACTTTCATCTTCGTCTCTCTCTTCGTTTCTCTCTATGCTTTAAACATAGAAAAATTCCCCGTCGTTGTCAACGGGGAATTCGAAATTATTTTGAATTATTATACGGCTTTTGCCGGGTCCAGCTTGCCGTTGCGGAGGAAATAGTCAATGGCGATTGCCGCGTTGATCAGATCACCAGCCGTATTGATGTAGGGAAGGTTCTTGGCGAGGCGTAGCGCTTCCACCCTCAGTTGGTAGATGCTGGTGAAGGTTGGGTCAATTTTGTCAGTCATTCTTTGTTTCCGTTACGTTGTCGATGAAATATTGTGCTTCGATAAAGGAGCCACGAAACGCGTCGTAATCGATTGTGTGGGTACACCACTGTTCCGAGGCAAGATGATATTCAACCGTCCCCTTCAACTGCTTGTCGTTTCCATAGCATTCGATGGCAATCTTCTTGGCAGCTTTGGTCCATTCAAGGTCGCCCATCTCGTACGATTTGAAAATCGTCAGGCGAGTGCCGTCATGCTTCACATCGACGGAGCGAACAACCCCGTCGATGATAACTTTAATCTGGTATGTGTTCATTACTTAAATCCTGAGAACGACGGCTTGCGTTTGAACCCGCCACTGAATGGTGCGTCGTCGTCATCCATACGTTCGCCAAACGCGGTTTGATCCATGGTTGGGCGATCCTGAATGAGTTCGTCTTGGGCTTCCTGTTCCACGTCGTAGAAGCGCATTTTCTTCTTGTCGAGACCGATGACAAACCTCATGTTGTCAGCCTTGTCACTCCAACGGTTCTTCAACTGTTTGACCATGACTTGACCAAGCGAGTCTAGCTCTTCGGTTCGGATCAGAACGAACATCATATCCACCGTATGGGTGATGCCGATTGATTCGGAGGTATCGGTGATTTCAACGTCTGAATTGTTCATGCCGTTTCGGTTCGTCTGTGTAGCCGTGAAGATCGGCAGGTTGAGTTCAATTGCCAAGGCGCGAAGCTCTTCTGCCACTGACTTGATCAGGGTGTAGGAGTTGACCGTCCCGTTTGCCTTCAGTCGCGACGATGCGCAGATGTTCAGGTAATCGATATAGATGACATCAGGCTTGAACTTCTTCTTCAGCTTCAGTTCGTTGATGAAGTGTCGGAAGTGACCAACGTGTGCCGAACTGGTCGGGTATTCCTTGATGATCAACTTGCCGGGGGTGTTGCGCTTTACCCGGGAAATCTTGTTCAGATACATCTCCTTGGGGAGAGTGCGCAGTTCGTCCATCGACACGTCAAGAAGATTGGCGTCGATGCGTTCGCGAGTCATTTCCTCGCTCATTTCAAGGGTGATATAGAGGACGTTCTTACCGGCTGTGAGGTTTGCCGCCGCCGCGTGACACATCCACAAGGATTTGCCAACCCCGGTCGGTGCCATACACATGATCAGTGCCTTGCGTCCAACACCACCCTTGGTGATCTTATTGAACATTTCAAGATCGAATTCGAGCTTTTCTTCCTTGCTATGGTAATACTCGTATTGCTTCTCCCAATCATCAAGGTAATCGTGACCAAGATGCTGGTCGAACGAGACTGCCAATGCTTCGCTGATCAGCCCGGGCAGTTGTCCCGGATCAACGGCATTCTTGTCATCCTTCTGGTCGAATACCTTGATCGCCACCTTGACGGCGTTGTACAAGGCGCGGTCCTTACAGAACTTCTCGGTTTCGTTGACCAGCCATGTACCATCGGTAAGCGGGTCAGCCTTCAGAACATCTACAAGTCCAACAAGACCTTCAAAAGCATCTTCGTTGATCTTCCGGTCATCGTTGAATGATAGTACAATAGCCTCTTTTGAGGGAAGGCTATTGTACTTGGTCACAAAGGAATGGATCGTATTGAAAAGAACTTTTTCGTTCGGGTCTTGAAAGTATTCGTCCTTCAGGTAAGGTAGAACCTTCCTCATATACTCTTCATTGTATATGAGGTTACTGAGTACGATATTTTCAATCATTCTTGATCTATTTCCTCACTTTCTGCGACATAGCCGCTTTCGTCTTCGTCAGCCTTCACGTCCAACTTACCAAGCTTGTAAGTCTTCTTGACGTATTCCTTGAACTTCGGATTGGTCAGAACATCACCCCAAAACTCTTTGGTGTCGGTGTCCTTCATCCGGTATTTCTTGTCGGAAATCTCACCGGTCTCCGGATCGACCTTTGAATACCAGCCATTGGACGGCTTGACGACAAACTGTCCTTCAAGGGCGATGTCCATCAGACCGGAATATTTCGAGATACCACCATCGTAGAGAACGGTGAATGGCAGCTTCGACTTTTCCTGAACCAGACGGCTTTTCTCGATATTGATCGTGAATTGCCAGCCGACAAGTTCGGTGCCTTCCTTGACCTGTTGCTTGGTGATCTTCAAGATGGCGTTGGACGAATAGATGCCGCCCGTACCACCAGCGATCACGTCTTGCGGATACATCGAACCCTGTTCCTTGTAGACGTGCTGAATAGCAATCAAGGGGATGTCCTTGATGGTCAGGTGCGGGGTAACCAGTCGGAAGAAGCTCTTCAACTGCTTGGCACGGGTCATGTCGATAGTACCCTTGCCTTCAAGCGCGTCTTCGACTTCCTTCTTGGAAGCGATGTTCCCGAGCGAGTCGATCATGATAATGACCTTGTCGTCGCGCTTCAGTTCGTCAAGACGCTGGATGGCGTCAAACTTCAGTTCTTCAATGTTGGTCGTGGGGATGTGAATGATCCGATCAGGATCGATACCAAACGCCTCAAGGTACTCTGGCGTTGCCCCGAATTCGTTGTCGTAGAACAGACAAATGGAATCCGGATACTTCTCAAAGTATGCCTTGAGAAGGTAGAGCATCACAAGTGTCTTAAAGCTCTTGGATGCGCCTGCGACGTACGTGACACCGGAGGCAAGACCGCCGTCGATTTCGCCGGATAGGGCGATGTTCAGGATCGGCAGGTTAGTGGTGATTAGGTCTTTTTCGTTGAAAATGACAGATTTGGAAAGAACTGAGGCGGTCTTGGTAGAACCAACCTTCAGCATGCGATCTCTTAGTGGTGACATATATCCTTTGCGTCTCGTATGTTAGATGTATGGAATTTGTTGAGCGCCGTAAGACTCGTTGACATTCTCACAGACAAGAATATCAGCTACGGACTCACGACCGTAGTTATCAGTTCCAATAATTTTCATGATTGAACCATTAGTATATAGCAAAATTAAGGGGATGGCAACCCTAGAAACAGTCTAGGGTCGCACGATGTTCCGTATCCCAACCGATGACGTTCAGGATGTTTGCCATCGGGGCAAGGAACGTTTTTTCAAACTGGGCAGAATAGTCGATGTACTGGGCAAGGTCAGCCATCTCCGGAGGCAATTCGCCCGGGCATGAGATGACCTTGTCGAAGGTCGGGTTTGGCTGCTTCAACGTTGCATACCTGATCTTGTCGCCGTCCCGGAGCTTGGGGAGAACCTTCTGAAGCTTGCGCTGTTCGATCAGTTCGTTGTAGATCAGAGCACCCTTGACATGGGTTGGAGCACCAGACTTCCACCGGTCGTGCCGGTCGTAATACTTCTCCATTCCCCTAACGCCGGAATTGCGCGCCACCTTATCAAACGGCATCTCGTAGAATTCCTTCCGGAATGCGTCGATGTATTCGATCAGATCGTCGTTGGTGCCGTTCATGACCACCTTGAAGGCGTCACGAATCTTCTCACGGCAGACAGCCGGGGTAGTCGAGCGAACGACTTCAAGCCCGGTGAACTTCAGCTTCGGCGTCTCGAAACGAACCCCTTCAAGGTCGTAGATGTTGAGGATGTACCGCTTCTTGCCGGTCCAGATGCCACGGTCGGAAATCGCTTCCCGCTTCATGTTCATCTTTTGGGCATAGGCATTGGTATAGACCGCGATGCCTTCGAACACCTTCGTCAGGTATGGTTCAAGCGCTTCCTTGCACATCTTGTCGATGAAATCAACCGTCTCGTGCTTGGTCTTGCCTTCACAGAACTTGTCAACGATGCCCTTGAATTCAATATACATCGAGTCGGTATCGTTGGCGATGATATAGTCAACGTCAGTCGTCCCGAGGATTTTATTGAAGTATTTGTTGACTTCGCGCGATGTTACCTGAATGACCAACTGACCGGTCGTCGTGACCGCTTCGGCATAGTCGATATTGTACCAGCGGAAATAGGTATTGGCGAGAGCGCCATAGGCAGAGTTCAACAGAACCTTACGGGCAAGCTGAATGGTATCGTAGAGGACCGACAGCTTCTTGTATTTCGGGTCTTGGGTCTTTTCGTAGAGCTTCTTGTTCTCGATACTCATCTTCTTGAATTCTTTGCGTTCAGCATAGAATTTTTCCATGAGTTCCGCCAAGAAGCCTTGACTTGACCTATCCCATAAGGTCCGATTCGGGGCAATCGCCAGATTATTTGTCTTCAAATAATTTTGAACGTGAGGATTGTCCAGTGCCCCGTCAACGATGGCATCCACCGTCAAGGAAGGCATGTCGAGCTTGCCGCGATACATCTCCGGAGAGATGTTGTTCTGCATGATGTTGTGCGGATAGAGCGAGTCCAAGTCTTCGGACACAACCCATTCGTACATGCGCGGGATTGGTTCCTTGACGAAACCCCCGGCAAACTCGTCGGAGCGCAGCGATACCTTCTTGCGCGGAACAACCTGATTGCGTGCCATCAGGAAGTTATGGATGATCACATCCCATGTCTTCACCGGAGAGAACGTATCGGTATAATTGATCTTTGCCTGATACGCCACAGCCTGAACGAGGGCGATCAGCTTCAGCTTCTCTTCCAAGAGGTTGATGACTTCAGTATCTTGAATGTTGTATTCAACATAAAGCTGGTAGTTGCGGGTGTACAGGTCGTGAAGGTCTTTGTAGCCAAGTTCCTTGTAGTCGAGCTTGCCGCTTTCCAGTTCTTCCGCTTTGGCAATGAATTCGAGACGATAGGTCTCACGTTTGACGAAGGTCCATTTCTTGTACAGATCAAGGTAATCGAGCACTTCGATACCATAGATGTCATAGCCTTCGTATTCGTTCTTCTCGACATCGCGCTTGGTGCGAGCCTGAATGATGCCCCATGGGGACAGACGCGATGCCCACTTCTCGTCAAGGATACGAATGATCCGGTTGACAAGATAGGTCATGTCGAAGCGATCCACGTTCCACCCGGTGACAATGTCAGCGTCCAGCTTGGCGAATTCTTCAACGAAGGTCTGAAGCAACAGCGCTTCGCTATCGCACTTGATGTACCGGACGTTGGGACGGTGCGGGACATAGTTGCCGTTGCCAATCACCACGAATTCACCACGAAGTGACATGGTGATGGCAGTGAACTCCTTGTCGGCTTTCTCAGGTTCGGGGAACCCGTCGTCCGACATGGTCTCGATATCGAGGGAGACGATATTGATATGGTCCGGGTCAAATTCCCCGGAGTAGTTGTCGTTCATGAAAACGTATTGGAAGTCATCCAAGCCATGCCATTCGAAGCCGGAAACGTCCTTGTAATTTTCAACGAATTCCTTTGCTTCCCGCATGGATTCAAAGTCGATCTTTGAGACCGGTTTGTTCCATGCGGTGAAGTGTAATGCTTCAGTGTCGGGCTTTGCTTGAACGAACAGATACGGCTTGTACGGGACTTTCATCCGAGTGCGCTTGCCGTTGTGAACTTCTTTGACCAGAAGTTCCTTTCCGTACTTGCGTACGTTCGTTGGAAATAAGCTCAATTCTCAAATTCTCGATTTTTATAAATATTCTTTTCAATAGGAGAGAATATTCATTAGATGTTTCTGGAAACAAAATATACCAAATGGTACTTTGAAATAATCGCCGCAGCTTCCACACAAGACCGTAAGAAATATTCAGGCGAATACTTTGAAAGGCATCACATTATACCAAAATCATTGGGCGGTTCAGCCAAGAAGACTAACTTAGTATTGCTCACTGCCAAAGAGCATTTCATCTGTCATTTACTTTTGACAAAGATGGTAGACGGTAAGGACCGCTACAGAATGGCATGCGCGCTCAATTCTATGACTTGGTCCGTAGATGGACGAATCATCTCTTCAGCGCAATTTTCGATGGCGCGTAAGCTATTTGCCATCGAAAATTCCAACGCCAAAAAAGGTAAGAAGAGAAAGCCTTTCACCGATGAAACCAGAGCCAAAATGTCAGCCGCAAGACTTGGTAAAAAGGATGGTCCGCATAGCCAAGAACACAAGGATAAGATCGCAGAATCCAATAGAGGACGAAACAAGACTTACAGTTTCGTCAATCCGCATGGCGAAGTGGTAACGACCAACAATATCACCGAATTATGCGAAAAGTATGACCTTGGGATCAAGGCTATGTATGGACTGGCTAACGGCAGTCTCCGGAGCACCACCTACAAAGGATGGAAGCATCATACCCACGGATGGTGAATTTTACACCCCGGTACTGCCGATGCCGCCGATACGATTTGATGTCGTGGTGATTGGATCATGGGTGACAGTGAACACATGACTAACGACGGGAACCAATTCGGCTTGGGCGATGCGGTCGCCGTTCTTGATGGTGAAACGTTCGGTGGAGTTGTTGACCAGCATGACATAGGTCTCATGCGTGTAGTCAGAATCGATCACCCCTTCGCAATTGAAGACGGTGACGCCATTCTTCCAAGCAATACCCGAGCGTGGGTGAACACGCATGGAATAGCCGCGAGGGATGCCAAACACCCAACCGGT